GGTCTACTTCAAAGCAGGCCACACATACATTTACATTTTCAAGCCGGAAACTGCACACCTGTGCATGGAAAAGGTTTTCACAGATGGCATGGACGACAACCTCAACCTCACAATCGACGAGGCGGGGGCTATCGTAACACCAATGGAAGGGCTGATAGATGAAGGATATCATCGCAGGATGTAAGGATTACTTCGAGCGGCCAGAGATTTCAAACTCAATGCTGCAATCCTTCCGAGAGGGAGGCTCCTGGTCGTACTACCATCGGTACATCCTCAAGACCATCGAGGAAAAGTACAGCAGTGATGCGCTCCGCATCGGCTCCGCAATGCACAACTATGTAGAGTACATGGCTACGGGGGAGACGGGCAACTCCGGTGACTACGTGGTTGTCCTCCCAGACTACTTTGATGGTGAGCCGCTGAACCTCCGAAAGAAGGCGCACCGGGAAATGGTAGCCGACTACAAGGAACTGGCAGGGGACACGCCATGTGTCACGCCAGAGGAGATGGAGGGGGTTACCAAAATGGTGGCCTCCATGTGGTCGAACCCAGCGGCAAAGGCTATTACTATAGCTGCCGGGCCAGACACCAGCGAGGTTGTCTGCGTCAATGAGATACGGGGGATACCGGTCAAGGCGAAGGCAGACCTGATGCTCGATGGCATTCTCGTGGACTACAAGACCACGCGCCATGCAACCAAGGAATCCTTCGCGAAGGATGCAGTGTGGAAGTACAAGTACCATAGGCAGGCAGCACACTACCTGGACGTATTCGAGGCGAAGCAGTTCATTATCATAGCAGTAAGGAACTTTGAGCCTTACGAGGCAATCGTGTACGAGGTTCCGAACAACCTCATAGATGAAGGGAGAGAGACAAACCACAAGACGCTCGACGACATCAAGTATTGCAGCGACATGGATTCCTGGCATTCCCCAGGGTGGGGGGCCATTACTCATTTAATGGAGGACAAATAACATGGAAAAGAACAACATGAAAATCTGGGATCAGGTCAGCGTGACAGACCCGGAGATTACCAAGCAGGTCACCCAGCGGGGTGGCTTCACGGCCATCGACGCGCAGGCCCAACTCAAGCGGGCAACGGAAATGTTCGGGCCTTACGGCACTACCTGGGGGCTGACCAACCTGGAGTACGAAACGATCACCGCCCCCGATGGGAACATACTGGAGGTCGCCCTGACCGCCCGGTTCTACTACCCCGGTGGAGAGTTCCCCATGTCCAATGACATGAGGTATCGGCCAGGAGATGAGTGCAGAAAGAAGCTGCTCACTGATCTCAGGAGCAAGAGCCTGTCTACCCTGGGCTTCAACTCGGATGTCTTTGAGGGCAAGTTCGATGACAACCGTTACGTCCAAAGCCTCAACAACAACAAGGGGATGGACGAGAAGCACGACAGGGCCATCGCTGCTCTGCGGGCAGCAGGCGATATCAACCAGATCGAAAACATCCAAAGCCATTACAAGGGGATGGCCTTTAGTGACGACCAGATGGGTGGACTTGACAAAGCCTATCAGGACGCCCAGGAACGCATCGACGAACGTGAAGCAATCCAACAAGAGTAGAGTGTAAAATGAGTGGTAGCTGGGAGGCTACCACATGCTCTATCTTGTTGCGTTACTCGTGCCACTGTCACCCGCCAGGGATGACATCGTGGCCATCATCGAACTTAACCACGTACATGGGAGGAACTGGGAACACAGGTTTGACCAGTTCATCTTCTGGGAATTCAAGCACCACCTCGACCCGCTGGACGACAGGCCCAAGTGGTCTTACCATGTGCGGGACTGGTGCATGGCCAAGCCTGGGGAGTACCGCCTGAGAAAGGAGAAAGGCAAGTGGGTACTACTGCTCTGGGATACCCGTGGGGGAGAAAATCTCCTTCGCAAGATCGAGGGCGTGGGCTTCCGAGAGACATCAACTAACTATGACCGGGAAGTGGTCGAGAGGAAACGCCTCATGGTAGAGCGCCGCCGCAGGCTGGTGCCGTAGGAGATAAGTGTGGACAAAGTGAAGGCCTGCCCCTTCTGTGGGGGAGAGGCAGAGGTGGATGAGGGTGTAAGCGGATACATCCTGGCCACCGTAACGTGCGAGAAGTGCGGGGCTTTCATGCCCGGAAGCGTCGTTACCGCTGCTATCCGGCAGTGGAATCGTAGAGAACCTGTAACCCAGGAGGGCGACGATGTTTGAAAAGCTATGTGAAATCATGTCTATTATCGAGCGGCTTCACAAGCTCCCAGAGAGGAGAAGGTTAAAGAAAGTCTTGTGGAAAGCCCTCAATGAGATCGGGGAGATTACCCAGCCGCTAGTGGAACAGGAGTTCGACAAGCGATTCAAGGAGGTTTACGGGAGCATACTCAAACATGGCCCCTGCCCCCCTTTAGAAAGTACAACTGATGACGATGCCTGAGAAAAGTCCCCACATGATTCTGATCGAAGGACTTTTGGAAGCTGGCTCCAAACTTAATTCGCCGGAAAAGTTTGGCAACCTGGATGAACTTACAGATGGAGAACTTGAGGCCGAGATAAAACGCCTCGCCCGAAAACTTGGTCTGGAGGACAAGCAATGGCCTTAACTAAACAGCAGCGGTGGATCATGGAGGAAGAAGTTGCCGACAAGATGGTAGACAAAATAATAGATGAGGTAGATCCCAATGAATACAGGGGATACAACCCCGTCATGTTTCGGCGTACTGCTATTGCCACCTTACGGGGGCACATCAGTGACAACCCCAAGGTCGCCTGGTGGGAGGAGGCTTACGAGGATAGAGCGGAGGCACGTGAAGCACTTGGTTTTGACCCTGTAACTGGAGAGGAGAACGAGTAATGCCTACACAAAAGAACCGCAGGCGTACATTGGCTAGTGCGTTCGGCAAGCTAACTGATACCCAACTCAATCGCCTCAAGTGGCACGCAGATCGGAACAGTCCAGTCCTTTGCGGGAAACTTGCTGACGAAGAATTTGTTCATCCTCACACTGGATTTGGCTGACCGGCGGTGCTGGCAACGACCCGTGCGGTCGAACACCCTCTAGGGCGGCATGCCATAAAAGACTCATGGGAAATAGTCGTCCGCAAGTTTCATCCCCTTGATGTGGTCACATATTACTTTGATGCTCTACTCTCCGCCTCTCCAGAGGATGTCTATGCAGCCGTCAACTCGGCGTGGAAGAAACGACAGGGGGATGGATGAGCCAGACATACCTGAGAGGGTTTACTGCTGATGAGCCGAGCGCACCTGATGCCTCTGGCTTTATCGAAAGACCGTACCAGCGCAACGCTCGCATCGCTGTGGAGTCAGCCTTCGGTGATATGGATGCTGTCATTGTGGAAATGGCGACGGGCCTGGGCAAAACAGAAATCTTTACTCAGCTAATGAGTCGCTGGGAAAGAGGGAGGTGCCTTGTCATCGCACCGATGATTACCCTCGTGGCTCAGGCAGCACAGAAGATTGCACAGCGCACCAGTGTGCAACCCGGTATCGAGCAGGCTCACAACTGGTCAGATGAAACCTCATGGAGTCGTAGCCCCTTCGTGGTGGCCAGCAAGGACACGCTCGTGCGGGGTAGGTACAAGAGGATAAAGGACGTGGGCCTGGTCGTTGTGGATGAAGCACACCTGTCCATCACCAGGAGTTGGGCGAACCTCCTTGATCACTTCATGGCACAGGGAGCTAAGGTACTGGGTGTCACCGCCACAGCCAAGAGACACGACCGCAAGAGCATGGCCAACCTCTACGAGGGCTGCGTCTACCAGTACGGTATCGTGGATGGCATCCGTGATGGCTGGCTGGTCAATGCAGAGGCACGCTGCATACGCCTCCAGTCCCTCAACCTCTCGGAAGTTACCATGTCCTCCACCACGATGGGCAGGGACTTCAACCAGATAGACCTGAGCCAGCAGCTAGAGAAGTACGAGACTATCTATGAGATCGCTGAGGTGGCCGCACGAGAGACAAGAGGACTCAAGACAGCCATCTATTGTGCATCAGTAGCGGAAGCACAGATGGTATCGGAAAGGCTTTCAGATAATTACGGGATCAAGTCTGCCTGGATATGTGCCGATACAAGTAGATGTACCCCACAGCAGAGGCACGACGCCCTGGAGTCCTTCACTAAAGACCCCGATGGTGTCACGCACCTGTGCAACGTGGGTATCCTGACCACTGGCTGGGACTTCCCCGGCCTGCAATGCATCATCATGGCCCGGCCCACGAGATCCAAGATGCTCTACACACAGATATTCGGACGTGGCACACGCCCACTGGAGGGCACCGTGGACTTCGCTGGCTCCACCGCAGACGCCAGGTGTGAGGCCATAGCATCCAGCAGCAAGCCATTCTTCAAGATGATTGACCTTGTAGATGTGACGCTCGCCCATAAAATTATGACATCCCCGGACGTGATGAGTGGTACATGGGGAGTCGATGTTGTGGCACGGGCCAAGGAAAACCTGGCCGAGAAGGATGAAGTTGTCGAGATCGACGAGGCACTCAGGGCTGCACAGAAACAACTGCAACTTGAACAGGAACAGAAGGCACGCGAGGAACGTGCCCGTGTTGCAGCAGAGGCAGAGTACAGGTCACGACACGTTGACCCCTTCGGCAACAGCCCGGAGGGTGATGTCAAGACAAAGAATAAACGGGGCGCGAGGTTCCCCTTCGGCAGGTTTCGCGGGGAGCTTGTTCGGGACACACCGACGTGGTACTTGAAAGGCTGCATGGCAGGGAAGCCAAGGATTACAACAGCATGGTTATGGAAGTCCATCTCTAAGGAACTGGAGAGCAGATGATATTTGCCAAGAAGGTGACGGACGAAGCTGGCATGATGTGGTGGTTGTTCTTTGGAAAGGAATCTGAGGAGTCACCCCTGATGATCATGTCTGATGCCCAGGC